ACATTAGATAAACCATTTAGAGGACACAAAACATGGCATAAATATTCTGATATTCAAATTGAAACTCTAAGATTATGGATTTTATATATAGCAAATAGAGATAATATTGATGTTACTAAAGGATTAGTTGGAGAAGTTAAAGCTAAAGGTGCAGATGGGTTTGAATTTAACCCTGATGCTTATTATGGAAGAGTCAAAGGAATGTGGACACATACCAATACTAGAAAAGATAAATTCGATATGTTCCCTCAACCAGAATTATTAGAAATGCTTATAAATTTATAACAGAATGCAAACAAAATTATCTATAGTGGGAATAACATCATTTTGCACATACTTGTGTACATATTTTTTAAATTTGTCAATGGATAACATGGAGCAATATTTAGCTGTAATAGCTGTATTATGGTTAGATGGGGTTTTTGGAATATGGGCAGGTATAAAAAGAGAAGGATTTAAAACATATAAAGCTTTAAAAATAACTAAAAATACATTTGTATGGTTAGCTATTTTAACTGTTATATTAATGGTAGAAAAAGGATTTACAGGAACAGGTTGGCTATCTGAAGTAATTGTTGTACCGTTTATGATACTACAAATAATAAGTGCCCTTAAAAATGCCTCTATGGCAGGTTTGATTAAAATTAATGAATTAAATAAAATATTAGACCGCATAGATAAGCATAAGGGTTTTAGAAACTAAAAACTATGTTATGTGGCATAAAATTCAAAAAAGAATATTTCCCTTTATAATAGCTTTATCAGCATTAGCTGTAAGTATATCAGCTGCTTTTTATTCAATTAGTGGACTTAGTAAATTGTTTGCGGGGGCAGCATTTGCAGTTATTATTATGGCAGCTTCTTTAGAAGTAGCAAAATTAGTAATTGCATCTTTACTTTATCAATATAGAAAAGGATTACCTAAATTATTAAAATATTATTTATCTGTAGCTTGTGTAGTATTAATTTTAATTACAAGTATGGGTATTTATGGGTTTTTATCAGCAGCGTATCAAGAAACAGCTGCAAAAGCAGGAACAATTGATGCTCAAATTGCCTTAATAGAAACTAAACGAGATAATGTTAAAGAACAATTAGCGGTATATAATGAAGAAAAAACATCTATAAATGGGGCAGTGTCTGATTTACGTGCTGGTTTATCTAACAATACTATACAATATAAAGACAAAGAAACTGGTCAAATAATTACAACAACTTCTAGAGCAACTCGTCAAGCATTAGAAAAACAATTAGATCAAGCTATTGAACGTCAAACTCAAATTAATACTAAGGTAGATGAATTAAATACTAAATTATTTGATTATGAAACAGAAATAGTAGAAGTAAAAACAAGTGATGCTGTATCTAGTGAATTAGGCCCTTTGAAATATCTATCAGGATTAACAGGTACTCCTATGGATAAAATTATTAACTGGTTATTATTAACTATTATATTTGTATTTGATCCTTTAGCTATTGCTTTAGTAATTGCAGCTAATTATGCTTTTGAACAAATAAGACCTAAAACAAAAAAAAATCTTTATGGTGAAAAGGTAGTAATTAAAGAAGAAGAAAAAGAAATAACTGAAGAAGTTAAAGAAGAAGTTAAAGAAGCAGAAAAAATGCTAGACGCTTTAGAACAGCAAGAAAAAACACCCCAAGCTCTACCTAAAGAATATGCTCAACAACGAGATTTCAAAAAAGAACAAGAAGCTATTGAAAAAATATTTAAAAGAAAATTAACACAATGGGAAGTTAGGGATTTACAAGAAAATAAAGATATTCAAATTTTTAATGATCCCAAAAATAGTGATGATAATATAATAAAATACTAAAAGTTATGCTAAGTAAACAATCAATAAGAGGTAATGTAAAAATTCATATGAATAAAGAATTAATTACCGATAAAGAAATATTAATTAAAGAAAGTGAATCTTGGACAGATTCTCAATTAAACTTTTTTAAAAAAATGCTTAAACAAGGAGGGAATTTTTCTATAAGTGGTAGAAAATTCTTTGTAATTCCTAATCCTCCAAGTCGTCCTCAATAAAATATTTGGAATTTGAAAATATCTTTCGTATATTCACATTATGAATAAAGAGGAGATACAATCAGTAATTAATGAGGTTTATCCAAAAATTGAAAAATTTTATGGATATTCTAAATATCATAACTGTACTCCTTATGTGGAATTACACCATAATATCTATATTAGATTAACTGGTGAAGAATATGAAGAAGATATTTTATCAGAAACTGAATGTAACCCTGATGCTGAATTTGACAGACAAGAAAACACAATAGTAATTTATTGGCCTAAAGCCAAAAATAAAAAATGGATTATACAAGCCTTAATTCATGAATACCAACATTATCTTCAATCTCCTATATGGATGAAGAGATATTATTCAATGGGTTATGATTATGATAACCATCCATATGAAGTTGCGGCAACTAAAGAAGAAAGCAATTGGAAGACATTTGCGTAAATATTTGGAAAAGCTAAAAAGGATTCGTATATTTACCATGTTAAATTGCAAAAATAAATAATATATGTGCGGAGTTACTTGGTGTAATAAAGAAACAGAATTTTATAACAAAACCCAGAGATACAAATATTGTCCCATACACATTCAGTATAAAAAATATGCTGCTAATGCTCCTTCAAGACCACATTTAATGTATAAGGTTGAGAAAATTTTAAAAGATGAGTTACAATGTGAGTGTTGTGGATACAATGCAAAAACATTTTTTCCAGATAGACCTATAAAACAACTAGCAGGATTGTTTGATGTTGATCATATTATATCGGATATTAAACATACATTAGAAGGAGAACAACCAGAAAATTACCAATTATTATGTAAACAATGTCATATTTTAAAATCATATGATAGTGGTGATTTTATTTCTAAAAATAATAGAAAATAAGTTAAAGACTCCCGCGAAAATATTTGGAAAAGCGAGGGAGCGTTCGTATATTTACAGGGTAAAACGGGTGCAGCCCGAGTATTAATTAAAATAAAGGTTATGTTGAAAAAAATTGATTTTAAGTTTTTAGTAGGAGCAGTAGGTGCTTTTGCAGTAGGTCTAGGAACAATGAATGGTGTTGTCCAAAATTACATTCACTTTGCTGGTATTGATAATGAAATGGGTTTCTGTTTCATGTCATTTATGTTAGGTATAATTTGTTTAATGGGTATTAAAAAGTAATATTATGGATATTAAAGAAATAAGAGATAAATTACTAGTAGGTGAAGTTGAATTTACAATTAAAGGTAAAACTACTTATGGTAAAGATGAAGAGGGCAAATGGAAAGATGTTCCTAAAGTATTTACAGTAACAAAAGGCTCAGATTCAATTTGGTCAGATTGGAATGGTATGAATGTTAATAAATGGGGTCCTACCTGTGTTACATTGTATACCTTTGATATTTTAGGTAAAAAATCGGTAGGTAAAATTAATTATAAAGATATAACAATAATAAATAAAAAATAAAATATGGCAAAAGTAAAAAAGTCATTTCTAACACCTAAGTGGTTAGAAATTAAAAAAATGTATGAAGCAGAAACTAATGGATCTAACAAGTATAGAACAAATTTTCCCGTTGGAGGAGAATTAGATACTATATCAAGTGATTTTGTAGATATTCTAGGTGAGCTTACTCGTAAATTTGGTTGGGGGTGTACAATTGAAGAAGTACATATGGATTTATGGAAGGAAAGAATTTGGTCATTAATTGAAAATGCAGGTTTACTCCCGGATATTGCATGGAGAGATGACTTAGCAAAAGATGAAGAAATTGCCTCTAAAAAAATTGAAGAAGAAGAGGAATATGATTTCTCGGATTATGAACCTTCGGATGAAGAAATTTTAAATATAAATATATAAATTATGTCAGTAAGAGCTACATATGAAGATGGTTGGGACTGCGAACCAAAATTAAAAGAAGCAGTTAAAAAAATTGAAGAACTTGACCATTACAAGTATGAAATTAATAATTGTGTTAGATCATCAGAATTGGATCACATGGTGATTGAAATGACTGAAATGCTAGAAGATGCTATTAGAGTTCTTCATGCAATTGATATTAACGCAGAATATGAAACAGTAGAAAA